CCACCATCTGCGCCCAGTACCGCGCGTGCCGCAAATCGTGCATGGCATCGGCGATCACGTCCGCCTGCCGCATGTCGCGCAGCATCTTCGGCCAGAATTCGAACATGCCCGCCTTGCCCGTGACTTCGGGCGCGCGGTCCAGCCGCAGCACAACCCGCGCCGTCGGCTGGCACTTGCGGATCGCCCGCACGCTCCCCGCCTTACGCGGAAAGTGATGCACGATGATCAGCCGGTAGCCGTCGCGCCACTGCCGGGGCGACCCTTGCAAATCCTCGCACGGCAGCAGTTCCGGCAGGCTGCGCGCGTGCATCCGGCCCGGCGGTCCCGCTGCCGCGTCCGAAACGCCGCCTCGCCACCAGTACCCCACGTCTACAAAGTCGTTCATGTCAGTGGCTCGCAGTCCGTCAGCAGGCTCGTGTCAAGGTCTACCTGCTCGCCTACCCACAACGCCGCCCAGGTTGCCTGGCGACGCATCACTTCCGTTACTGCGCGTAGGTCCCACAGCACGCCCGGCCCGCCGCGCAGTGGCTCCATTGCCGCCCGGACATATCCCGCGTTCGCGTCATCCAGCAGCATGACGCCTGTTGCAGCGTAAGGCCGCAGCGCCTTCACCACGTCGATCCGGCCCTGTTTATCGCCGTCCACCAGCGCCGCCCAGGTCCGGCCCGCTGCCGCGTCTACCAGCCGGGGAATGCTGCCCCACACCGGCCACACGCCCGTAAGCGCCTGCTGCACAATCCCGCGCCAGCGCGGGTTCGCTTCGTGCGCAAAGTACGGCATCCACCGCGCCATTGCCTCACGCGCCAACACCGTCGTAGACCAGCCGCACCCCTGTTCCAGTACCACGTCCGGCTGCACCGCGTCCAGCAGGTCTACAAACGCCCGCATGGTTACGGCAGGCAGCACCATGTGCGGATTACCCCCCACCTGTTCCAGATAGACCGTTCGCGCCTGTTCCAGCATCATGCCGCGTCCTCGAATACCACGTCAAACACCGTGTCAATGATCCACCCGTACAGCAGCGCGTCCACCAGCCACGCCCGGTCAAACGCTCCGCGCAGTGCCATCGCGTCCGGCGTCCGCTCGTCAATCCACGTCTCCCACTGCGCATTGACCGCCGCCGGATTACTGACTGTCTCCGGCGTGAGGTAGCACAGTTCGAACGGATGAGCCGGGAAGGGAGGCACGTCCGTCTTGGCATACACCCCGTCGCCGTTCTCTCCCCCCCCCGCGTAGTCGTCGCAAATATCACAGCAGGGATGGCTCAGGCTCAGGTTCCACTTGATGCCCTCGACAAACGGGTTTGCCAATGACGCATTAATCATCGACCGGCCCGCCGCCGCCGTGATCTCCGTCCGTGCCAGCCGCCGCGCCCAGTAGCTCCCGTCCGTGCCGTAGGGCGTCCGCGTCCGCACCCGCCGCGCTTCCGGCCACAAAAACCCTTCCAGTAGCTTCGCAATCTCCACCGCCGGGGTGCCGCTGGCAATGTGATAATCCAGCAGACCATTAATCGCCTTGCGCGTCTCTACGCTGGTCCGCCACCCCGCGTCACTCAGCCGGTAGCCGTTGGGGTTGACAACCCGGTGAAACGGGTCGTACCAGGGCGGACCCTGTTCTTGCACCAGCACCCCCGGCGCGCCACTTTCGCGCTGGCCGAAGGGCCGTAACCCCGTCAGCCACGCCCGCACCCGGTCGCTTGCCAGCCGGTCAATGAGGCTGATCTGCCGCTCGGCCTGGATCACAATCGCGCCCCGGATGCCGTCCACCAGCAGCCGCGCAAACGGCGATTGCGGCATCGGCCCGTCCAGCATATCCGTGCCCAGGCCAATAAAATACGGTTTCAACACCTCGTCCCACGCCGCCTGTGTGACCCGTTCGCGGGTCTGCCGCGTGTTGGGGATGGTGTAGGCTCCCTCGTCGTTGGGCGTCGTGGCGAAGCGCAGCACGATCCGGCCCAGGTCGCCCGCCAGCGCGGTCAAGTCCGCCTGCAAGCGTTGGTCCATGTCGCGCTCGTGCGCCAGTCGCCGCGATTCCCACGTCCGCGCCATGCTACGCCTTCACCCCGATCTCGAACGTCACCGCGCCGGGAGCCACCGCCGACCCGCCGTCATCCACGCACACCAGCCGCAGATACGGCATGGTCGCTACGTCAGCGTCCACCGGCAGCGCATCCCCCTTCACGTCCTGGATCGTCTTTGACGCATCGTCGTTGGGGATTTCCATCACGGTCCCGTCTTCGTCCAGCACGTCGTACCAGGTTGGGGAGCTTTCGCGCGGCGCAAAGCACGCCTGCAAGCGCACCTTGTCCACCGTCGCCCCCACACCGGACGGCACGCCCAGGCTAAGCATAGCCGCCGTTGGCTGGCGGAATTCCGCCAGCCCGGTTAACTGCCGGTCCACCGAGCCGTCTTCTTTCAACGTCTGCACGGTATACGTCGCGGTGGTGGCCGCCGCTTCAAACGTCGCCAGCACCCTGAAAAACTGCCGTCCTATCCCCATCACGCGGCCCTCTCTAGCTCGTCCGCCGCGTCCTGGGCGGCGGCTTCGTCGTCTAAGAACTGCTGCCGGTCCACGTCCTCCGGCGGCATGTCCTGCATCTGGCGTTCTTCGCGTTCGGCCTGTGCCCTACGCAATACCGCCAGCGGATTTTCGATATCAACCGGGGCCAGCCGCACCGCCGTTTCTTCGTCAATCAGGCCCTCAACTAAGAGCCATTTCAGCGTGTTCAGCGTCAGCGCCCCGTCCGCGTCCGTCAGCGGCTCCCATCCAATGCTGATATCCGCGTCCGCCGTCACCCCGCGCTCCATCACGCTCGTGTACGCCAGCACCACCCGCGCCAGTTCGAGCATCCACCCCGTACACGCCGCCCGCTTCTTCTCGATCCACTTCACAAACGGCGTCAACTGGCTCTCTGCGCTGGCCTTGCTGCTGGCAATCGCGTTACCCCACGCGAATTCGGGAATTTCGGTGTGCTGCAAAATCAAATAAAAGAGCAACCCCAGCAGCGTCTCGGTGTCTTTGGCAAAACTGCCCGGATACTTATAATCGAACGTCCCCCCGGCAATCGTCAGGAACTTCTCCGAGTCGAAGTTGACTGTGTTATACGTCTCGGTCGTGCCGTCCGGGTGCGTCACGGTCGTGGTTTCGATCAGGCCGATCTCTTCCGCCTTCTCCCAGAAATCCGCCATATCCTGCACCGTCTGGAACTGCGCCACCGGCGTGGGCAGGCTCTGGTGCTTATTCCCCGTCAGCGCTTTGGCGAGTATCTCGCCGTATTCCTGGAGCACTGGCAGCAGCGCGACCGCTTCCGGCTCCCCGAACACCGAATTGACGCCGGGGTTGTTCGGCACATGCACCACCGGCACCCGCCCGATCAGGTTGGAATACCGTTCCGTGCGCAACAGCACGCCATCTCGCCACACCGTCCGCACCCGTTCCTCTTCCGTGTAACGGTCTTCAATCGCCATACGATTCGTCGGGTGCTCCGGGTGCGGGTGCACTTCGCGCACCGTCCAGCCAATAATGCTGGAATAATCGTCCTCGTCCACAATCGGCGTCACCACATCCGGCGGCAGCACCGTCACGCTCAGGTCGGGGTTAACCACCAGGAACGCATCCCCCAAACCCACGCTGTCCTCGTAGCCCCGCACAATTGCCGCGTGATGCTGGCCCCACCAGCCCCGGAGCGCTTCCTGGCTCCGGCCATTGTCCACCTGCCAGCGCGGAACCGTGCCCTGAACCCACGCCGCCGTCTTGCTGGCGAGTGGCTTCAAGAACAACCCCGACAGTTCCAGCCCCCGCGCCCGGCACATCCTGGCCCGGTCCCAAAACGCATAATCGCGGCGGCTGGTATCCCGCGTCATGACCTGCCGCCACCACGTCGCAAACTGCCACCAGGACCGCTGCGTCCGTCCCAGCAGTTCCCGTATCACGGGGAGACGGTTGGCGTGCTGAGTCAGGCTGCGTATTGGATTCATGACCATTTCACTTTCATCGGTTTACCAATCCCGCCCTTCTGACCCTGTCCGGCCAGTTCCGCCGCGCGGTACGCGCCCATGCTGGCCGCGATCACCGCGTCAATCTTCTTGTTGTCGGCCCGCTTCACAATGCGCAGCGCCCGCGCGTCCCCGATTTCTTTGCCATCGGCGTTGATCGCGTGCTGGCGCAGCTTCTCATTGCCCGTGTGCCGGAACGTGCCCTGTCGCACCCGGTTCACCAGTGCCGTATCCGCCCGCACGCGCGGTTCGCCCTGCTGGAACTCGAAGAACTCCACCCGCCGGTACTGCTTGGCCGCCTGCGTCATCACGTCATGCAGTTGATACGGGTCATACGCCACGCTCACCACCGGGTACCGTTTGAGCACGTCCGCCAGCGCGGGCTTGAGCGTCTCGGCATAGTCCAACTTTGCGCCGTCTGGCTCCCACACTCGCGTATCAATCTCGTGAACCGTTTCACCGCGTAGCGCGATCACGCTCAAAGCCATCGAGTCGCCGCTCACCGATGCATCCACGCCCACCACCACCACGTCGCCCCGCTTTGGCTCGAACCGGGCCTCTGCCAGCCGGTCCCACATCGCCGGGACAAAAAGCGCGTTCTGGCTGCTCACCCATTCGTTCAGGTGCAGCCGCCGGTAGTTGTGATCGCGCTCGCTGGCCGCCTGCTGCGCGTAGTATGCCCGGCCCTCGTCGCCCTGCTGCCAGGGCATTCGCCGCGCCTCGGTCCCCTGGTCAATGTAGGCGATCAGGCCCGCGGACGGCACCCCGACAATTGGCAGGTCGTCATCAAGCCGGATCGCGCCGTCTGCCATCGTGCCATCGTCGTTTAATGCCAGGTTCCATACCGAGCGCAGTAGTTCCGATTCGCCCTCATACCCCGCGTAGGTGTCCACAAACCGCACCGACAGCGGGCGCGTGGGTACCGGCTGCATTTCGTCCCACATGCGCAGCGCTTCCTCATACTGGAAGCCCCACAACTCCGTCCAGATCGTCACCGACTGGTTGCCCCCGGCCTCCCCTGCATCGCTGATCGGGAGCGCCTGGATCATCGACCCTGACGGCAGGTGCTCCATCTGAGTCGCCTGGATATCCCAGTCCGCTTTCATCCCCGGTGGCCCCAGTTCAATCGACTGCTTGATTTTCCGATACGCGCGCTCTTTGGCCTGTTTGAGCTTGTTCCCCAGGTTGTAGACTTCCTGAAACGGCCCCCACGTTTCCGCCGCCCAGCGCGCCACCAGCGCGCTGATCGTCGTCTTGCCGCTCTTCTTGACGGTCGAATACAGCCATGTCGTCCACCGGAAGCGCCACGTCCCGCCCGGCTGCTGCACCTGTTCCGTCATGGCGCGCAAAATGCGCCGCTGGTGCGGCTGCAACTGGATTGGCCGGCCCGTCTCCACAATGTAGAAATTGGCTTCCGCCCACTCGCAGATATCCGGCAGCGGCTCATGCACCGCCGGGGCCGTCGCCGCGCTTGGCTGAAGCTTGGCCGCCCACCGTTTTACAGTCGTCTCAAGTGGCGCTGTTGCAATCACTGGCCGCAATCTCCTGCAACATCAACGCAAACGCATCGCCGGGCGAAATGTTTCGGGCGTTCAGTTCGTCCACCAGATCGCTTATGATCACAATGACCTCAACGGGTAGATCAAGCAGCTTTTGCCGCTTGTCAATGGCGATCCCTGCCGCCGTCATCGCCGCCGGTCCCGTTGTTTTCTTAATTACATCTGGCTGAAGCGCATGATCCATGTAGGCCTGGGCAACCTGTTCACACTTCACCGCGAGTCGCTGCGATACTATTTTTTGCAGCGGTAAATTTTCAACTTTTTTTTCAGGCTGAAAATTTTCTTTCTCGCTGCTGCCGTGCTTTTGAATCCATGCGCGCACCGTTGGGCGACTGACCTTCTTGCCCAACGTCGCGCGGATATCTTCAAGCACATCCCCCGTCAACTGGCCCGTGCCCGATTGCCGGTAGATTTCCACCGCCGTTAGTTGTTCCGCCAGGCTGTAGGCCATCACGAACTCCAACTCACTCATCCATGAGGGCGGGACATTCCAAACCGCAGGGCCTCAACGCCACTCAGCCCACTCAGTAAACCCGCCCCCAACAAAAACGACCCAACGCCAAAATCCCAGCGCTGGGCCGCTGCTGTTCGTGTCGCTCGCCCAGGAGCGACCTTTGTTGCCCGCCGGGTTGCAAGTCCGGCGAGATAGTGCATGGTGGGGACGGGGTGGAATTCTACGTCGCCTGATCCAGGCCGCATAAAGCAGCCCTGCGAATAAAAGGTCCCGTCCCCGCTGCCATGCTCAGGCCGGGGCGTATCCCCGACCCTACGCGCGTTGTGCGGGGTCGAACCGCTGCGGTCGCTACCGCTGTGCCTCCCAACGCGATGTCGGCACGACGGGGCGCGGTGGGATGTGTTAAAGCCTTTTTTGGGGGGGGTCTTGCGCGCCCCGTCCATATACCGATGGGGGCGCGTACTGCGCCCCTGTGCCCCCTATTCTACCTGCATCTGTGCGGGCTGTGTAGCTGGTAAGTTTACAACTGTTACGTCACAACGAACGGAAAACTAACTCTCCGGCGGTGGCTCCCATGCTGACCGGGGCACGTAATAGGTGTGTCGCCCGTTGTATGCTACGCGCCCCTCGATTTGCAGCCGCGCCATGAGGTAATTCACGCGCTGCTGGCTGAGGTCAAGTTCATCTGCGATGTATTGCTGCGTGGGCGTACTGCCCGGATACGTTTCGGCATAGCGTACAATCACATCAAACACATCATCCGCGCGCGTCCGCTTCCTGGGTTTCGGCACTGCTACCTCCGGCAACCTTGACAATTTGGCAGACTTATCCCCGCCATCCTCTCCAGCCGCGCTCGCATCTGGGCGCGCACGCTCTCATCATCAGTATACTCGATCCAGGGCACCGGCACCCCTGGCCGCCAGTGACCCGCCGCGTACAGGTTCGCCAGCCCCGCCAACACGTCGCCGTGACACGCCTTCGGCGCGCACCAGCACACCAGCGTCTTGCCGACCAACTCCGGTACTTCCCGCAACCTCGTTTGGTACGCTGCCAGGTACTTTGTGAATGCCCGCAGCACACGTCCGCGATCTGCCTCACTGTGCATCGGAAGCGGGTTGCACCACTTCGACGATGAAAGATTCCACGCCCGGTTGCCCCGCCCGATGTACACATACTGGCTATCCTGCTGCCAGCCGTCGGGCAGATCGCAGATGTTGGCAACGGTGGTCAGGCCGTCACCGGTGAGGGTGCGGTCAGGATCACGCCGGGCACCAGCCTGCGGGTCGCTGCACGTCTGGTCGGCCTGAGCAGCCGGGTCGCCACCGGTGCGCCGCGTCTGGGCAATCGCCCGCCGCAGCGCCGCGACCGTCCGGCTCTCAGGCCTGATGTATTCCACCCCCGCCAGCCGGAAGTAGTCGGCTTCCTCCGGCACCGGCACGACTTCACCCGTCGCTTCGACCACGACCTCCCGGTCACGCTGGCGGTAGGGCGTGTGGTGCTTGATGTGCGCCATCAGCGCCTTGCCGAAGGCGTGCGGGCCGGTGCGAATCGTGACAATCGCGCCCCAGCACTCCGGCACGGTGATGAACAAATCCACCTGCGCCAGTGTGCCGTCATCGCGCACGCGCAGCCAGAACTTCTTGTAGCGCGACCCCCAGGCAGGCGTCGTCTCCCAGCCGGACGGCACATCGCGGGTGATGTGCTTCCTGGCGAGCAAATCGTCCAATACCTGGTCAAGCTGGCTCACC